TTCACTATAGGCCCGTCGATAATGGAAAACTTTTCTGTCGATTATCACGCTTCTGGTAGACCTCTCTATCAAGCAACTGATAGAATGCCAATCAATGTAAGTATTACTTGTTCTTTCAAAGAAACAGCAGCACTTACGAAGAAGTTAATAAAAGACGAAAGGAGATAAAATGTCATTCTATTTTAGAAATTTTCCATTCGTTTCTTATGATATTGACGGCGACGGTATTTCACAGGTCGTACAAAATCCTCTTGTTCGATTTAAGATTGTCGAAAAGCTTAAAAACAGTAAATTTCTATATCAAGAATATATCATAGAAGAAGAAAGTGCTTCTGAAATAAGTTTCAAATTTTATGGAAACGAAACTTTAGATTGGGTCATTTATGTCACGAACAATATTATTGATCCAAAATATGACTGGCCTCTAGGTTATCGTGATTTTAATAATTTCATTATAAAGAAATACGGTTCTGTTGAAAACGCTTCAAGAGAAACTACTACCGATAATATCCATCATTATGAGTGGATTGTTCAACAACAACAGGTTTTATTTGACGGCACAAAAATACCAGAAAAAAGGTTGATTATCGATAAGGCCAAATACGACACTTTGCCTGTCAGCGAAAGGGATATTGTTAGAAATTTTGAATACGAACAAAGATTAAACGATGACAAAAGAAATATAAAACTACTGAGAGAGGAGTTTTTACAACAATTTTTATCTGAAGTGAGAAGCGCGCTTTCATCATGACGCAAGAGAATTACAATAATACATTTCAGGTTGATTTACAATATTGTGTTTTATTTAATTATTTAAATGCTCCTGAAAATATAGAAGTAATAGTAGATTCTATAGATATAGGGTATGATTTATTTCAAAATGCCATTAACTGTAAAATTCAGGTTACAGATCCAGCTGCTTTTCTTGAAAACTTTCCTATTATAGGTGATGAGACTTTAGTTTTAGGGTTTAAAACTCCTCTGTTAGAAATAAATCCCACTATTACCAAATTCGATAAACTATTGACATTTGTTTTTAGAATTTACAGAATAGAAGATAGAAAGCAAACTGCCAACAGAGCTTCACTTTATACTCTTTACGGAATATCTTCAGAAGCAATTAATAATATGCGGTATTCTGTCAATAGAACTTATTATGATTGGAGAGGTGAAAATGTTGTTCAGGATATTTACGATAATTATCTGAAACCTAGTCCTATCGAATATGATTTAATTAAACAGGTCGATGAAACTGCTAGTGGCAAAAAACTAAAGAGATTACCGAGTGGTGAAAATATATGTTTGAATTTTTCTAACTTTCGGCCTTTAGATGCGATTAACCGAGTTTGTTTTGAAACTCAGGACATAGACAATACTTTAGTCACACAAAAGATAAAGTATAATAGTAATGCGTCTAGTAATACTCAGTTTCAACAGCCTCCTAAAAAAGAATATACGGTAGACATAACGGAAAGAACTAAAAGTACAAAATCTTCTAATTTCATTTTTTATGAAAATGATGATGGTTGGAATTTTGTAACTATAGATCATTTACTCTATAGAGACAGAACATTAATAGACGGTGGTGGATTAGTACAAGATTTTTACTTTTTAGACAGTAGAGTTGATCCTTCCACAAGTAAGTCTATTTTCGGCAAAAATATTAGGCAAGATCAAAGAATATTAGAATTAAATTTTATTAGGCAGATGGATAATGCTGAAAATATGGATAGAGGTCTATATTCCAGCACTCTAGTTTCTCTTGACCCTCTAACAAAAAGAATAGAGTTTGATCCCTTTATTTACGATAGAGATTATAAAGATATAGCTCATCTAGAAACAGATTTAGAAGGTCCTCAAAGAGTAGGTATATTTTCGGAGACTTCGCTCTACACAGAGTCTAAGGTCAACAACCATAAAACTAAATGTGATGAATTTCAACATAAAAATTATGTTATTACGAATTTAGGACCTGAATATGATGATACAGATGGTGTTTTCAAAAATGCAAGAGCCCGTGATCATCAATTGAGAAATCCTAAGAAATTTCATGAATTTCTGAAATATGATTACGCCTCGAAAGTACAGTTTAACAATATCATCATATCCTTTACGATACCAGGAAACAGTGATATACAAATTGGTCACATGGTCAATCTAAACATTCTTTCTAATAACATTGACGATTTTGAACAAAAACAATTATACAATCGACTTTTTGGTAACGAAAACTTTGGAGGTTTCTTTTTAGTAACAAAGGTTAATCACACAATATTATTTGCAAATAAATCTTATGTGACGGAAATTGAATGTGTGAAGGACACTTATGCTACAACTAAATTCAGAGATACGGATAAAGTAACAGCTAGAAGACGAGAAGTTCAAACTCAGGTGGACACTTTTGGATAATAACGATGCATAATATAGGTACAGATTTTGTTTGGTTTATGGGTGTAGTCGAAGATAGAAACGACCCGCTGCAGATGGGTCGTGTTCGTGTTCGCACCCATTGGCAAACAGCCGACAAAGATATTTTGCCTACGGAAGATTTGCCGTGGGCTCAAATAACTGTACCTTCTTCCGCTACTTCTGGTGATGTTGGCGGCACATCCACTGGTTATGCAGAAGGTTCATGGGTTGTTGGTTTTTTTATGGACGGAGAACATAAACAACACCCACTAATACTCGGTGCGATATCAGGTATACCAACAAAATATCCAGATTCGACTTGTGGTTTCAATGATCCTAGAGGTGTCTATCCTCAAAGAGTAAATGAACCTGATATGAATCGTTTGGTTCGCACAAAAACGATACGGGAAGAATCTGTAAAACTTTTAAGAACCGAAGAAGAAACAAACGCTAATTTGCATCCCTCGATTGCGTTTAGAAATCAATATGTGGACGATTTGACAGGAGAACCTGTACCGAGTAGAAACAGTGAGTACCCATATTCACAAGTAAGAGAAACCGAATCTGGCCATATACAGGAATTTGATGATACACTAGGCGCCGAAAGAATTGCTACCATGCACCGTACAGGTACAATGGAAGAATATCATCCTGACGGCAGCCGTGTAAATCGCACTATGAAAGATAATTATCACATCACTTATGGTGATGATTATGTGAGAGTCCGTGGTGTTTCAAAAGTGTATGTTGATGGTGATGCGTCTTTATATGTCAGAGGAAAATTAGTCACGCAAGTTGACGGTGATATGGAAACATATGTCGCTGGAAACTACACCATGGATGTGGGCGGTAGTATTAATGTGACTACAGATGGCAGTCACACATTGGAGGCCAAACAAGCTATAAGTCAAACTACCACATCTACCTATACATCTTTATCGTCTGGTAAAATGACCTTTAGCACAAAAGACCAACTACTCGCTCAGTCTGAAAAGAATTTTGATATCAACACGAAAGATGAGTTTAGAGTTCGTTCAGGTGAAATTGAACTGCATTCTTCGGATGGTGGAAATATCACATTTTATTCTGCGAAAAATATTACTGGTTTTTATTGTGACAATACGGACTTCTTAAAAGTTTGTGTTTTCGAGTCTCCTGATAATATTGCAGCTGTTACTGTACCAGACGCATTAATTCTGGAGTCTTATGCTCTGAATGAATACCCTAGTATATTCCCTAGGTATGGTAGAAAATTAGATATAGGAAAAGGTTTTCAAGATGTTTATCGAGAAGATTTAGGCTCAACGCCTGGCGGTGAACAAAGCGGTTTTGCACCAGACGATTCAGGCCAAGATTCAAACTCATCTTCTAAGTACGAAACTGATGTTACCACTTCAAACGAAGCGTTAACTACAAGCAGAGCTGTCGGTAATAGTGGCGTAACAGATTCTAATAATAGACCTACAGGACAACAAGTTGAAGACCAAAATGCTCATGGTAAAGATAAACCGCATTCAAATGTTTTAGATGTAGCACTTTCAGCAAAAGATTTAGGTCCTGATGCATGGGTAGACGGCGACGCAGCTGAAGGTCGAGCTAAGTATTCGAATCCAGGAAATCCAAACATAATAAGATGTTTTGAGGATATGGGATGCTTAGGAGTCGCTAAGTCAATTAATCCTTTGAGATATGATAAAACTGCATGGTGTGCTGCTTTTGCTGGCGCAATGCTTCGTAGATCCGGTAATAAATACCTAAAGACTTTATCTTCTAGAGCATATGAGCAAAATGCGAGTAAAATCGGCATTTTAATTTCGACTACTTATGAACCCGATAAAATGAAACCTGGCGATATACTTGTTTTTGGTCGTAGCGGTAAGAGTGGTAAACCTTTTAGGTCTTCCCCTTACGGACATATAGGATTTTGGACAGGTAATAAGAACGCTCCTGCTGGTAAAGTCATGTGTTTAGGAGGCAATCAGAGCAACAAGGTCACGGTTAGACCTTATTCGATAGAAAAGGGAACAGAATTCGGATTAGTTGCAGTAATACGGCCTGTATCTGGAAATGACGGTAAAACACCTCAACCAGATCCAGGTTCAATCAGAGAAATAGTAGCAGACCAAGGCGGATCAGACAGAGTAACATAACATGTTTGTAGAATCAAAAAATAAAGTTTATTCGGACATACCATTATCGTTTACAGCTCATCCTGTAACTGGTAATGTTAAAGCTGTCAAAAATGCAGATTCAATTATACAATCTGTTAAGAATATTGTTTTGACTAATTTTTTTGAAAGACCTTATGAACCATATCTTGGTGGTAATATTTACAATCGTTTATTTGATAATGTCGAATCTACTTATACACAATTTCTAATTGCTGAAGATATCACCACATCACTTGAAAACTATGAACCAAGAGCAGATATACTAAATGTTTCTGTATTTCCAGATGCAGATCGAAACACACTTAAAATAACAGTAAAATTCATTCCAGTAACCTCAGCAGAGCCCGTGACTGTCGATGTTATCGTAGAAAGAGTAAGATAAAATGTCACAAATAGATGTAACAGAATTAGATTTTAGTAAAATAAAACAATCGATCAAAGATTACATATCAGACCAAGATGAGTTCAAAGATTATAACTTTCAAGGGTCTGTAGTTAATCTTTTATTGGATATGCTTGCATACAATTCGTACCAGAATGCTTTCTATACGAGTATGATAGGTAATGAAATGTTTCTTGATTCAGCACAACTCAGAGACAGTGTTGTTTCAAGAGCTAAGATGCTTGATTACATACCCGCGTCCGTAAGGTCTGCAAGAACAAGTATGAATATTACATACAACGAAACCGATGATTCAGATGTTGTGACGATACCGAAAGGAGAAATTTTTAAAGTTACTTCCGACACAGGCGAAGTTTTACAGTTTGTCACAGGTCAAGCTTACAATGTTTATAAGACTCTGAACTACACAACCGATATTGATGTTTTTGAAGGAATATATGTCGATCAAACCTTTACTGTCAGTGATTCAAATCCTGTAAAATATGTTTTAACGAATACTAACATAGACACCGCATCAATAACCGTCACAATTCGACAGACTCTAGGCTCGACAAACACAGAAATCTTTACTTTAGCAAATAATATCGAAGAGGTAAAATCAACTTCAGCGGTTTACTTCCTACAAGAAGTGACAAATGGCACATACGAACTTTATTTCGGTGATGATAACATAGGTAAAAAATTAACAGATGGTAACATTGTCGAAGTGAATTATAGAGTATCGGTGGGAGATGATGGTAATGATGTTAGAACCGATTCTTCTTGGTCAGCTGTAGACCCTGATATCACAATAAACAGCGTTTCAAATCAAACATATGATGGTGCTGATATAGAGACAATCGAATCAATAAAATATAATGCTCCTAAAAATTATGAAACACAGAATCGCGCCGTATTAGCTGAAGATTATAGAAGAATATTACTCAGAGATTTTCCAGGTTTAATCAATTCTTTGCGTATTTGGGGTGGTGAAACAAATGATCCTCCTGTTTATGGTAAAGTATTTGCTAGTATTCAACCAAAGGGTTCTAGAACTCTTTTATCGACTAATCAAAAGGATGACATAAGAAAGCAATTAAAAAGATATAATGTTATGACAAATGAAATTGAATTCATTGACCCTTCATATAATTATATCATACCAAGTATAACGGTTTACTATGATAGTAATGCCACTTCCTTAGACGCAGGACAAATTGCAAATAAGGTGGCCACTACTGTACAGAATTTCGAAACGACCTATTTGGGTAATTTTGAAAATAGATATTTCCGTTATTCACTCTTCTCTAGGCTTATAGACCAAACTGACCCGTCTATACTCTATAGTGACACGAAAATACAATTACAAAAAAGATTTACTCCTTTACAGAGTTTAAAATCTAAGTATACGATTAACTATTCGAAAAAACTAATTAATATTTCAGGTCAATCAAATATTTCATCTTCTTCTTTTACCGTAGGTGGTAGAAAAGTCTTTTTTGATGACGATTCAAATGGAAATTTAAGATTGTATTATTTTAACGATCTGAATCAGGTTGTGTATACGGATAATAATATAGGAACAATTGATTACGAAAATGGTATTTTAACTTTACCTAATTTCGGACCTGATAGTGTATCGGGAAATGAAATAAAAATAAACGCTACTCCAGTAGATTCTAATTTAGTTACATCTAAATATTTAATCATGTTATTGTCCGATACTAAAATAACTGTCATAGACGATAGACAACAAGAAACTTCAAGTTCTATAACAGTTACAACAACAGGCTCAGTAACACAAATTAATGAAACAAACCTCGGTACAATTATATGACGACCGATAATAGAACTTCTGTTTTTATAGAGGACCAATTTCCTCTCTTTGCTAGGTTATCTGGCCAGAAGCTCATTCAATTTATTAAGAGATATTACGAATCTCAAGAACAGGCCAATAATTATATTGAGGCTGTACACAGTCTTTTAGACTATCAAGACATTGATACTGCACCAGAAGATTATTTTGATTATATTGCTCGTGAAATTATACCAAGCATACCTGAAAGATTAATTGCAAATAGAGATTTACTTGCGAAACACATCAAAGAAGTTTATAAAGTAAGAGGTTCACCGGTAGGTTATCGTATTCTTTTCCGTGCTTTGTTCGGAGAAGAGATTGAGATTTACAATCCTGGTGACGATTTACTTCGTGCGTCTGATGGTCGTTGGGTACAAGAAGTCGCAATTAAAGTAGAATACGTTGTGAATGGTGAACCTTCAGATTTGCCAGGCGTTAGATTAATTGGAGAATCTTCTGGTTCTTCTGCGATTGTTAACCGCATTGAATTAATCGAAGACCAAGGTGTAAAATTATACCTTGTTTATCTGATCAATCGAATTGGTGAATTTGAATTAGGCGAAAAATTAACAAGTTCTGATGGTAAACTTTCCGTTGATCTGCAACCTGCTGATGTAGGTCCCGTCATATCTGTTGCAATGACCGCTGATGGTGGTTATGGTCACGAAGTTGGCGACCGCTTATCTTTGACTGGCGACGGTAGTGGTACAGGAGGACAAGCCACGGTACTAACAACTCGTGCCGATTCTGCTGTCGAGTTCTTTGTCGCAAATGGTGGTTCTGGATATGCTGTAGGTGATATTGTATCAACTTCAAACGAACCACAGGTAATTGGCGGTAGCGGACAAGAAGCTTCGTTTATTGTTTCTCAAGTTGGTCCGCCCTTCGTCGAATATCCAATCTTTGATGATTTTATTGAATATGCACTTGATGTTGTTCCTGGTCAAAGTAATACCGGCGCTAATGTCACCTTTGTTCAAGCTTACGATTCAAATTGTACATTCGATGCTACATCAAATACGATCATCAAAACTGGCCACGGATTTGAAGATAACGATGTTGTGAGATTCTTTTTCATAACAGGTAATACACAATATATTGGTGTTGATGATAATGTAAGTGGTTATACTGGACCTGGTTCTAGTTTTACTGTAAATACGAGTGCGAATTCTTATGTAGTAACCGATTCTACTACAAATACATTTAAAGTTAAAGATGGTCTATTTTTTGGAATTAGACAAGAGATTTTTGAAGGTGGTCCTGGAATACATGGCCGCGTTTCTAGATTATCTGCTAACCTTGCTTTATCGAATGTTAACTCAACAATTGTTAGTGCTTTAGGAACATCGATTGTAAATACCGGAACAATTACTTCAGTCACAACAACCGATTCTGGTTTTGGTTACAATCCTTTGAGACCTATTGGTAGAGTTAGATATGATTTCTTAGCTGATCAAAATATAGCAAACAATGCTGGTCTTCCTGGAGGTATACTTGGGTTTAACGCTGATATTCAAGCAGTGTATCGTTCAGGAACGATTGCAAGTGTTAGAGTAGATCTTCAAGGCGATAACTATGTTACGGGTAATGAAGTGACTCTTGATAACCTAACAAGGGAACAAACTGAACCTGGTGTGGGTATCACGACCTCATCATCAATTATTCAATTCTTGGGTCGTTATACAGATACAAAGGGTTGGTTGAGTTGGGATAAGTATTTACAAGATAACTATTATTATCAAGAGTTTTCTTATGAAATAAGATCTGATCAAAACTTAACTTCTTATAGAGACACTGCCTTAAACACAATGCATCCTGCTGGTATGAAATTGTTTGGTGGTGTTTATCTTTCAGATACACTGGATCAATCATTAGAAGAAGATAATGAGATTCTAATTAAATTTGAAATTCTGGATGCGAATCTGTCTATTGAAGTAAGTAAACCATCGATAAACACAATCGCTTTGGCTCAGGTCACTTCAAACACTGGTGACACAATATCTTCAAATAACAATATTTTCCAAAATGTTCAAGCCAACGATAAAGTAGAAATAACAGGTTCTTATCTTTCAGACGGAGTTTACACGGTCAAAAGTGCTATTGACTCAAACACGATATCTGTATTCGATACTAGAAGAACCGTTAAACTTTCGCCTTCTTTACATCAAGATGTTGGATTTGGTTTTGCAACTGGTAATGTTATTATCGCCAACACATCTATTCGTGGTGTTGCAAATGTTGGTGATACGATTAATATCTCCAAGGCTATCAATAAACAAAACAACGGTGGCCCATTCTTGATTACAAATAAAGTTGGATCAAATGTCGTTGTTCAAACTTATTATGGCGGAAATGTAACTCCGTTTGTTGCATATACTGGAGATAAAACTGCGAAGATATCGATAGATAAAAACTTTGCGTTCCTTGCTAATACAAATGCAAATGTGACATTTACAGCTACTGGTAATCTAGTCACAAGAAATTCTCATGAGTTCTCAAACAATGATAATGTTATCTTCTATAATATTGCAAATACCTCTGCTGCAAATATAAATATAGTAGACGGAACAACATACTATGTGTTGAACACCACGACGAACACCTTCCAGATTGCTGCGAATAGTACTACAAATACCGTGATTAATATTCAATCAGATGGTACGGCTCGTCTCGAAGCCAACACTTACAACATCGTTATTTCTCGATATGCGAACACATATCCTTTCAGTAACACTACTGTTTTGTAATATAAATAAATAAATAAGTTTTTCGGAGTTTGTAAATGCCTGCAAAAGTAACAAGATTTTTAAGAAGTGACAATGCTCAGCACTTCATTGATAACTTTGCTGAAGAAGGCAGTTACTATTTGTTTATAGGCAACACTCAAGAATGGCTTTGGGACAGTGACCCGCCTGATGAATCTTTTAGGGATCCGCCGAATCCTACCGAAGGTGTAGAATCAATCGATTTTGACATTTGGGACAGAATCGTTGCAATGAAACGAATCGACGTAACTGATTTATCATTAGCGATTCCAAGATATAATTGGACTTCTGGTACAGTATATTCCAAGTATAAAGATAGTGTGGATTTATTTGCCAATACAACAAATCCATTTTATGTAATCACTTCCGATTTTAGAGTTTATAAGTGCATCGACAACAATAAAGGCACACAATCAACTGTAGAACCAAGACAAACAGAACTGACCGATACTGTTATTACCGACGATGGTTATGAATGGAAATATATGTACCCTGTCGTTGGGTCTGATATCGAAAAGTTTTTAAGCTCTGAATATATTCCAATCAAGAAAGCTACTGTTCTCGATAACTTTAATGCAGACCAATTTAACATCCAAACAGCAGCCACAATTGGTACAGTAGATAGTATTGATGTTATCAGTTCAGCAAATGGATTTATTAACTTCTCTGGATTCATTAAAGAGTATATAAATACCTCTACAATTATTTTGCCTACAGAAGCAAACGCTGTAGATGATCAATACTATAAAGACTGTAATGTATTTGTAGAAACCGGTGACGGTTCTGGACAATTAAGAAAGGTCTCGAATTATGCAGCGACAACAAGGACAATAACTTTTGAAGATCCTTTAAGCTTACCTTTATCTAACACTGCTCCAAATCCTAGTTATATTGTTTTGGGACCTAGAGTGGAAGTTCTTGCTGATGGCGACGGAACTCCTACTGCTTATGCGAATATCAATCCTCTAGCGTCAAATAGTATTAATTACATTAATATGATTAATAGAGGCAGAAACAATACGACTGCTACCGCAATAGTAAAAGATGGATTTTTTAATAACCCTGCTAATCTTGTGTCGGTAACGACAACTGCTTTACCAAACATTTCGCCACCAGGTGGCCATGGTTCAGACGCGGTTAGAGAATTGCATAATGGCGATTTAATGTTCAGTATTAAGTTATCGAAAACTGAACAAGAAGAATTTTTAGAGACAAAAGATTTCAGAACATATGGAATATTACAATACCCTAGATATAGGTCTAACAATGCTTTAATCACTGAAAGAGCGGTAGATAATACCTTAAAACTTAAATTAAAACAAATTAGGGGATTATCAAATACAACATTTGAAGCTTATGGTTCAAATAATTCTGGAATGTTAGCTGTAGGCATGGTAAGTTTTGATGAATTCGCTAAGAATTACGAACTTGCTAATAGTGCTGCCGCTGGGGCATTAGATGCAGAATTATACGCACAGGTGAATAGAGCTTTTGCTATTGATTATGTTTCAAATACATCAGCGACAGGTATACTATCACTTACTTCTCCTAGATACAAAGATGGTTACATCTTTTTAGACGAGGGAGAAGGTAATAGTGGAGAATTGATTAGACTAAAACACGACAGCGCGGCCATAGATTGGCCGATTGATGCAGAAGCTACTTCTTCTGAATATGAAGGCATTGTTGAAGAAGTTATATATCCTGTTGTCAAGAAGGGTAGTGGCGATATACTTTATATAGAAAATAGATTTCCAATAATTAGAGATTCAGATCAAATCGAAGATCTGAAAATGATAATAACATATTAAGAGAGATAGTCAATGGCATTAGCAAATACAGGAACATTGCAAACTAATTTTAATGTAGATCCTTACTACGACGACTATGATGAATCGAAGAATTTTCATCGAGTTTTGTTTAAGCCAGGTCTTGCTGTTCAAGCTCGTGAATTGACTCAACTTCAAACAATTCTACAAAACCAGATTGATCGCTTCGGTGAACACGTCTTTAAAGAAGGCAGTGTCGTAAGAGGCAACGCTGTTTCTGTTGACGATAAAATTCAATGGGTTAGATTATTAGATGAACAATCTGGAACCACAGTAGATGTTAGTGATTTTCTAGGAAAATCGATTACAGGAGGAACTTCTGGATTAACAGCAGTTGTTTTAGATACCGCTGATGGTGTAGAAGCTTCTTTACCAGATACCAAAACTCTATTCGTTAAAACAACAAACTCGGGTTCAAATAGTTCAGTAAAAATATTTAGAAGTGGAGAAACTATTACCTCAAATACAGGTGTTACTGCTACTTTATTAAGTGCAAATGCGTCTGGTTATGGTTATCAGGTAGTTATAAACGAAGGTATACTTTTTGCTAAAGACCATTTTATACGAGCTGATAGACAATCGATAATTGCGTCGAAGTATAATAACAGACCAAGTGTAAGAGTTGGTTATACCATAGACGAAGAAATTGTATCATTTACAGACGATAATACTCTTTTAGATCCAGCACAAGGCGCATATAACTATGCTGCTCCTGGTGCAGATAGACTGAAACTTACTCCAACTATTAAAGTTTTAAATGAAGGCGAATCCATTACCGACAATTTTATAGAAAGAGTTGTTGTTGAAGATGGTTTTATTAAAGAAAAATATGATAAAACAGTTTATTCTGCTATTCGCGATTATCTAGCTGAAAGAACATATGATGAGTCTGGAGATTACATTGTTAGTGGATTAAACTTGACCATTAACGAACATTTACAAGGAACAGGTAATAGAGGGATATGGAGTGGTACAACACAAAATGGTAATACAGCACTTTTAGCAGCAGGCGTTTCTCCTGGTAAAGGTTATGTTTCTGGTTATGATTTTGATATATTAAAAACGTATTATGTTAATGTTGAAAAGGGTATTGATATAGAGTCAATTGAAGGAACAACTCAATATGCGAATATAGGTAATTATGTTGTTGTTGATCAATTGTTAGGAGATTTTGATTATGATGAACATAAGACGGTACAACTACATGATGTTGCAGCAAATGCTGTTCTTGAATCTGCAAAATCTGCTGGAGTAAGTCCTCCTGCTTCACAAATAGGTTCAGCTAAAATTCGCGGATTAGAATGGCAATCTGGAGTAAAAGGTAGTTTTGATGCTCGGTATAGGATGTATTTGTACGATGTTCAGATGACAGCAAATTCTTTTGCTCATGTAAGATCGATATACACGCCGACTTCTCCAGCATCTTATGCAGATGTGGTTCTACAAGACGGTGTATTAGGATTTTCAAATACTGCTGCTCTAGAAGATACGAATCTCAATAGTTATTTAATTAATTTGCCTGCTGAAGATCTAGTAACCGATACTTCATCTTATGAGGCCATTGACAGTGTTGCTTTAGAGAATCAATCGTATCAAACAAAAAGACATATTACAGGTACATGGAGTTCTACCACAGGTACTGTAGGAATTGGAGATTTATCTGGTGCTAGTTTTGTGGAAACTGCTAGTCAACAAGTTGGATCTTCTGGCGTTAGAACGAGATGGCAAATAACGTCTGATCAATCAGTTGAAGCTAAATATGCTTTAGATACTTCAGCTACAAGAGATGCAGGATCAAATACATTTGTTTTATCCGGCGCAACGGCACCTTCTGCCTATTTAAATATTGGAGACCAATTTAGAATAGTGGGTGATACCGCTAACTCTTTTGTAGTAAGTGCTTTTAGGACAGGTAATAAAGTAGATGTATCTGGTCCTACTAGAACATTTGGTTCTTCAGGAACAGTTGTTCTTAAAAAGGTTTTTAGAGCTGGTCAAGTGATACCTCTCGCAGATGGTTTTGGTGATGCTCCTGGCGGAAATAACACCGTACAATCAGATAGATCTATTACAATGGGTACTGTTTTAACTGGTACAGGAAGTGAACCTACTATAGATTTGGTAGATATTCCAAATGGTGATATAAGTGTTAATGTATCAGTAGTTGTAGAAAAGGATCCAGCAGGCGCTAAAACTAAACTTTTACGCGACAACCGATATGTTAAGATATCTATGGCCACCCATGGTATAACTGGACCTTATCCTTTGGGTGTTCCAGACGTTTTTAATATTAAGAACGTATATTTAAAGAAAAGTGATTTTACAGGTAACGCTTCTGATTTGACCGATACTGTTGATGTTACTAGATTCTTCGCCCTAGACACTAATCAAACTGATAATTATTATGGTACGTCAAAAATAAAACTTTTACCTGGTTTGACTTTAGAGGCCACTGATTATTTGATGGTTAAATTTGATTATTTTGAGGTTAGTGGTGGCGGAAATTTAGGTTATTTTAGTGTCGATTCTTATCCTTTAAATGATGTAAACACAGCTTCAGATGAAATTAGATCTGAACAATTGCCTGTTTATATTAACAGTAATGGAGATAGAATTAAATTAAGAGATGTTGTTGATTTTAGACCATACACATCAAACACTGTTTATCCTCTGATTTCCTCAAGTCCTGCTACAACTGTTCCTACAGGAGTAAGTACTACAATTAATGGTGTTGGAGGATTAGATTCTATACACGCAGATAAAACTTTCAATACAGACGTTAGTTTTAATCTACCGAGAAAAGATTTAGTAATAATCAATAAGAATGGACTTCCTAGTGTGATACAAGGTGTTCCTTCTTTGAATCCTCAGACGCCTAGACATAACATGAACGATGGTTTATTGTTAGCTACAATTGATATTCCTGCTTATCCTTCCATGTCGCCTTATTATGCCACTAAACAACAAAAGACTCCTGATGGTGTTCGTGTAAAACAGAATAGACAAGTTCGTTTCACAATGAGAGATATAGGAACATTAAAACAGAGAATTGAAAATATCGAGTATTACTCTAGCTTAAATCTATTAGAAAAAAGTTTAACAGACCTTCAGATAGCCGATGTTAACGGAATAAATCGTTTTAAAAACGGATTTTTCGTTGATCCATTAAGAGGTCATAGTTATGCGGACGTGACGAATAGAGATCATACTGCTGCTGTAAGTAAAGTCAGAAATGAATTGTCTCCAGCAGAATTAAACTTTGATGTTAATATGGATGTCGATCTTTCCGGTAGTTCAAATTATAAACAAAAAGGAGATTTTATTTTTATTGACTATGATGAGGTTCTTATGCAAGAACAACCTTTTGCGACCACATCAACACTTCTTTCAGCTTTGAATTATCAATATAATGGTGTTCTTGTTTTAGATCCTCCTTCAGATTATTTCAATGAAACTAAAATTGCTCCAGATAGAAATGTAACTCTTGATAGCGGAATGGGCGAAGTTTTTCAAGATATTTCTGATGGAATTAAACAAGTTGCTGAATCTACTGAATTAGTTAATTCCGGCGTGAGTCAAACTGTATCTGGAAATAAAGTAAAAACTACTTTAACAGAAACTTTTGAGACGACTGATGTTGATATTGAAGTCACATCTGGAATACAATCTGCTCAACATTTAGGCGATTTTGTTATTGATACTTCTTTGATACCTTATATGAGGTCAATTGAAATTAAGTTTAAAGCAACTGGCATGAAACCTGGAGCAAGATTACAACCATATTTTGACGGATTTAGTGTTACAAATGATGTGTTACAAACAGACACAAATTATTCTATATTATCCACACAACCATTTGAAAATACAGGCGGCGGCGTCAAGGCTGCTAGTGCAGATGATGATATTGCTACAGGATATAAATCAGGAGAAGTTTATGGAATATTCACCATTCCAGCTGCAAGATTCCATACTGGCGGTTTAATATTTTCATTGACCGATAATCCTTTAAGTGCTACTCAAGATAATACAACTTTTGCAAGTGCCAAGTTTACTTCTCATGGATTATCATCTACTACACAATCTACCAGTGTTAGCACGGTAGAATATGATATAGATTTCGATGTAACAAAAACTTTAACTACAAGTAAAACTACTAAAACTACAAAAGTTCCAGCACCTCCACCTGTTTATATCGAGGTGCCAGTTTATAATAATTATGATCCTGGTAATGATTGGGATGGTGCTGGCGATGCCGGTTGCGGCGCAGACCCTAATGGAGACGATAGTTGTAATGACCAGGCTGGATCTGATGTGGGCGGCGGCGCAGAACTTTGATGAATATAATAATAACTTGTTAGACTTTTTAAAAAATTAAGGTAAAAAAATATGTCAGCATTTGAAACAAATTTTCCAGTAGCTCAAACATTTTATGTTAGAGTTTTTGACGAGGCTATAGGTAGGCCGGCTTCTGGTGTTTATTTAACGAAAGCTACCATTTTCTTCTCTAAAAAAGATAGTGCTGGTTCAGTTTCGGTCGAGGTCAGAGTGGTCGATGCTGATACTAATAATATAACAAATTTTATTCTACCTAGATCTAAAAAGGTCTTATATCCTTCTGATATTAATGTTTCTGCGGACGGTTCTGTTGGAACAGAGTTTGAATTTGACACGCCAATATATTTACTTGGTGACAGAGAGTATGCTCTTATAGTAAAATCGGATGCTCCTAATTATGAGGTTTGGACTTCACAATTAGGCCAAAAAGATATTGCTTCAGGCGCGCAAATCAATAAACAACCGGACACAGGCGTTTTCTTCGCTTCCTCAAATGGTAGAACATGGGAACCTTATACAGACCAAGATTTAAAATATAAATTACATATTGCGAAGTTTAA